AAGCCTTAGTCAGTTGGCTGGTCATTTGGATGCTGACCACGCGGATCGGCAGCACAACCATCGTGTCGGCCAACTCCGAGGCGCAGCTTCGGTCGATCACATGGGCGGAAATTACCAAGTGGCTCAGCATGGCGCTCAACAGCCATTGGTTCGAGGTCAGCGCCACGCGGCTGATGCCGGCCAAGTGGCTGACGGAACTGGTGGAGCGCGACCTGAAGATGGGCACCCGGTACTGGGGCGTCGAGGGGCGGCTGTGGTCAGCGGAGAACCCCGACGCCTACGCGGGGGTCCACAACTTCGCCGGGGTCATGCTGGTGTTCGACGAGGCCAGCGGTATCGACGACAGCATCTGGTCGGTCGCGGCGGGCTTCTTCACGGAGAACACGCCGCACCGCTTCTGGCTGGCGTTTAGCAACCCGCGGCGCAACAGCGGCTACTTCTACGAGTGCTTTCACTCCAAGCGCGACTTTTGGGACACCAAGATCGTGGACGCGCGCACGGTCGAGCATACGGACAAACAGGTCTACCAGCAGATCATCGACGAGTACGGCCCCGACAGCACCCAGGCCCACGTCGAGGTGTACGGTCAGTTTCCCAACGCGTCCGACGACCAATTCATCGGGGCCTCCACTGTCGACGACGCCATGCGCCGGCCGCAGCACAAAGACCCGTCGGCGCCCATCATCATCGGCGTGGACCCGGCACGGTTTGGGTCCGACAGCACGGTCATCGCCATTCGGCAGGGGCGCGACATCGTGGCGATCAAGCGCCACAAGGGCGACGACACCATGACGGTGGTGGGGCACGTCATCGACGCCATCGAGACATACAAGCCGGCGCTGGTGGTGATCGACGAGGGGGGCTTGGGCGCCGGCATCGTCGACCGGCTGAAGGAGCAGCGGTACAAGATCAAGGGGGTCAACTTTGGGAACAAGTCGAAGAACCCGATCATGTGGGGCAACAAGCGCGCCGAGATGTGGGGCGAGATGCGGACCTGGCTGAAGGACGCATCCATACCGCTGGACCGCTACCTCAAGAACGACCTGACCGGGCCGATGATGAAGCCCGACAGCAAAGGGACGATTTTCCTAGAGAGCAAAAAGGACATGAAGTCGCGCGGGCTGGCCTCGCCCGACGCGGCCGACGCCATCGCGGTGACGTTTGCGTTCCCGGTGGCCCATCGAGAATATGTTGACCGCGCCCCGCGGCGCGGGTATGCTCCCGGCGCTGCCCTCAACTCATGGATGGGTGCCTGATGGCGAAGAAAAGCGTATCATTGGCCGTGGGGCGGGGCGAGAAGCTGCCGACCAACAAGGGCGCCGGGCTGACCGCCAAGGGCCGGGCCAAGTACAATCGTGAGACAGGCTCCAACCTAAAGCCTCCGGCCCCCAGCCCCAAGACCGAGGCGGACAAGGGGCGTAAAAAATCCTTTTGCGCCCGTATGGCGGGTGTGGTAGCCAAGTCGGAGAACGCCGACAGGGCGAAAGCCAGCATGAGAAGGTGGAAGTGCTAATGGCAAAACCGGGTCTATACGCTAACATCCACGCCAAACGGGAGCGCATCGCAGCCGGGTCTGGCGAGAAGATGCGGAAGCCGGGCGCTAAAGGCGCCCCTACCGCCGCGGCGTTCCGTGCGTCTGCTAAGACGGCCAAGCCAGCCAAGAAGGGCAAGTGACATGCCGTTGGTGAAGTCCACCTCCAAGGACGCCTTTCGCAAGAACGTGAAGGCTGAAATTGCTGCCGGCAAACCGGCAAAACAGGCTGTCGCCATCGCGTACGCAACCAAGCGCGCAGCGGCTAAGAAAGGCAAGTAATGGCCGCCAACGATGTAGAAGCCGCAGGCAAGGTATCGGACAGCGACGACAAGGACCGTTTGTCTGTTATGCGCCGGCGCTACACCATGGCGCTGTCGGCCTACTCGGACAGCCGTGAAGATGAACTGGACGACCTGCGCTTCATGGCCGGGTCGCCCGACAACCAGTGGCAGTGGCCGGCGGACGTGCTGGCGACCCGCGGGTCTGTGCAGGGCCAGACGATCAACGCGCGGCCGTGCCTGACGATCAACAAGCTGCCGCAGCATGTGCGCCAGGTGACCAACGAGCAGCGGCAGAACCGGCCGACCGGCAAGGTGATCCCGGCTGACGACCGCGCCGACGTGCGCGTGGCCGAGATATTCGACGGCATGGTGCGGCACATCGAGTATATCTCGGACGCCGACGTGGCTTACGACACGGCCTGCGACAACCAGGTCACCTACGGCGAGGGCTACATCCGCATTTTGACGGAGTACGCCCGCGAGGACAGCTTCGACCAGGACATCAAGATCGGGCGGGTGCGGAACTCGTTCTCGGTCTACATGGACCCGGCCATCCAAGACCCGTGCGGCGCCGACGCCGAATGGTGCTTCATCACCGAAGACGTGAGCAAATCTGATTATGAACGCATGTTTCCAGATGCTGCGCCGATTTCTAGCCTCATGTCGCAAGGCGTGGGCGACCAGAGCCTTTCTCAATGGCTCTCGGAAGACATGGTACGTATCGCCGAATACTTCTACTACGAGCACGAAAAAACGACGCTAAACCTCTACCCCGACAACATCACAGCCTTTTCAGGCTCGCCGCAGGACAAGCAACTGAAGGCGATGTTTGGCAAGCCGCTGCGTAGTCGCACGGTTGACCGCAAGAAGGTCAAGTGGGTCAAGACTAACGGGTTTGAGGTGCTGGAAGAGCGCGATTGGGCCGGCAAATACATCCCCGTCGTGCGCGTAATTGGCAACGAGTTTGAAGTCGACGGCCAGCTTTACGTGTCGGGCCTTGTGCGGAACGCCAAGGACGCCCAGCGCATGTACAACTATTGGGTCAGCCAGGAAGCCGAAATGCTGGCTTTGGCCCCCAAGGCACCCTTCATTGGCTATGGCGGCCAGTTTGAAGGCTACGAGATGCAGTGGAAGACGGCCAACACGAACAACTGGCCGTACCTAGAGGTCAATCCCGACGTTACGGACGGCGCTGGAAGCCCTCTACCGCTTCCGCAGCGCGCACCACCGCCGTTGGCCCAGACCGGCCTCATACAAGCTAAATTGGGCGCTGCTGACGACATTAAGGGCACCACAGGCCAGTACGACAGCAGCCTAGGCGCCCAGAGCAACGAGCGGTCTGGCCGGGCCATTCTGGCGCGCGAAAAACAGGGTGACACGGGCACCTACCACTACGTCGACAACCTGTCCCGCGCGATCCGGCACGTCACCCGGCAGCTTGTGGACATGATTCCCAAGATTTACGACACCGCCCGCGTGGCGCGTATCGTGGGCCTAGACGGCGAAGTGGACATGGTGCGGATCAACCCGACCCAGCCAGAGCCTGTGAAGGAAATCCGCGACGAAAACGGGCTTGTGATCGACAAGATTTACAACCCGTCGGTCGGCGTTTACGACGTGTGCGTGACCACTGGGCCAGGCTACATGACCAAGCGTCAGGAAGCCTTGGACGCCATGTCTATGCTGTTGCAGTCTAACCCGCAGCTTTGGACGGTTGCCGGTGATCTATTCATCAAAAACATGGATTGGCCGGGCGCGCAGGAGATGGCGGCGCGGTTTGCTAAAATCATTGATCCAAAGGTTATGGAAGGGGAAGACCAATCCCCCGAAGTGCAAATGCTCAAAATGCAAAATGAAACGCTGGTGAAAGAACTGAACCAGGTTGTTGGTATGCTGCAGCGCGTTGAGCAGTCGATTGAGGCCCAAGAAGTTCAAATCAAGGCTTATGAGGCTGAAACCAAGCGCATTTCCGCGGTTCAGGCCGGCATGACGCCGGAGCAAATCCAAGACATCGTGATGGGCACCATCGCGGCGGCTATGGATACCGGCGATTTGGTCGGGCCAGGCGGCCCCGTTTCACGTGAAATGCCGGAAATGCAACCGGAAATGGGCGGTATGCCACCAGATATGGGCGGAATGCCGCCTCAAATGCCGCCAGGAGGCCCAATGCAATGAGTTGCGCTGAATTTATCGGCTGCATGTTTTTAGCCCGCGATGTGGCCCATTCGGTCCATTTAAACACCCGCAGTTTTGCCAAACATAGCGCGCTGAACGGCTTTTACGACGGTATCATCGACCTCGCGGACAAGTTTGCGGAGGCGTATCAGGGCCGGCACGGGCTGATCGGGCCGATTTCGCTGCACTCCGCCCGCAAAACCTCCAATATCGTCGAATTTCTTGAGGACAGCCTTAAGGAAATCGAAGATATGCGCTACAAGGTTTGCGACAAGTCAGATTCTGCCTTGCAGAACATCATCGACGAAATTGTTGGTTTGTACCTGACAACGCTGTATAAGCTGAAGTTTCTGGCATAAGAGGCGCACATGACGGTCAATTTCTCTCTTCTTGCTGGCGCCGGTTGGCAGTTTTTTGACAACAACGGCGTTCCTTTGTCTGGCGGCAAGCTGTACACCTACACAGCGGGCACCACGACACCGGAAACCACATACACCAGCAGTTCGGGCGCGACCCCTAACGCCAACCCCATCATTTTGAATGCTGCGGGACGGCTTAGCGGGTCCAACGAGATTTGGCTAACAGAAGGTGTTACCTATAAGTTTGTTCTGGCCACTAGCACCGACGTTGTTCTTTGGACGTACGACAACATCCCCGGCGCCAACGACGGTATCGCGACGCTTATTGCTAACTTAGCCAACACATCCGACCCCGCCAAAGGCGACGCTTTGATTGGGTTTCGGCAATCCGATAACAGCGGAAACTTGACGGGATCAGTTGGGCGCACGGTCCACCAGAAGCTGCAAGAAATCATCAGTTTTAAAGATTTTGGCGCCGTTGGCGACAATAGCACTGACGATTATGCGGCGGTTCAAGCGGCCATTACGGCTGGTGCCGGCAAGACTATTGACGGGCAAGGGTTGACTTACAAGATCAACAGCCCTTTGACCGGCATTGCGTCTAACACGCTTATTCAAAATGCTGCGTTTAACTTTTCCAGTATGCCCGCGCAACCAGGTATCGACAGGTGCGTAAGCGCGGCAGGTACGTTGGGCACTTCGGTCAGCTTAACCGCAAACACGCTTTTTGAGTCAAACATTGTAACTGTTGGTAGCACAACTGGGTTTGCTGCCGATGATTTAGTGTTCTTAAAATCAACAGCGGTTTGGGACAGCACCACATCTACAACATACGGCCAATATGCTCGCGTTAAATCAGTAGACACCGCTACGCAGCTTACATTGTTTAGTTCGGTGCTAATTGATTTTACCACCGCGGCTGCGGCGACTATAGCTAAAGTAACACCTGTCCAAAACGTCACGTTTAATAACGTGAGGTTTATTGGCGCGAATGCTAACAACCAAAACGCGCTTTATTTTCAGTACGGCGAAAACTGCAACGTCAACAACTGCCAGTTTGAATATTTTGACTATTTGGCGGTCGGTTTTTTTCGCTGCTACAACAGCACCGTAAATTCATCCCGCATGAAATTTGCCCGCCAAGCGGGCAACGCCTATGGGTTCGCCATTTCTGGAGGTTGTTACGGTTGCAGTGTTACAAACTCTTGGGGCGAGGATTGCCGTCACACTGTTACTGTTGGTGACAACGACGGCATAAATTTATTTACCAGAATTGAAAACAACACCGCCGTGTCTAACAAAGACGCGGGGTTTGATTCGCACTCGGCGTCAATATACACTTCATTTATCGGCAACACTGTTGAAATGAGCGCGGATAGATTTTTAACCAGCAATCATGACGGCATTATTTGCCAAGGCGCCCACGCCGTTTTTGAAGGCAATACTGTTGTAGGCTTCAAAGGGAACGGCATAATATATCAGCCAGTTTTTCAAAACGGCTACAAAACATCTGTTGTCATTATGGGCAACAAACTCGTCGCCGACGACACAGGATACGGAACAACCGGCGCCACGAGCGTTTATTGCGTAATCGACGCTACTAGCGGCGCCAGTATGAACGGCCTTATTATTAAAGGTAATGCTATTTCGGGAGGCGCAAACAACGTAAGCACTCTGACGGGGATTTATGTTCAAGCGGCAAAAGCAAGTTCTACAATTGACAACGTAATTGTTGAAGGAAACATCACGTCTTCGCAAATTAACGGAGTAGGCATTTTCATTCGCGCCGCCGGCGCGAGTTCCGTTATTAGCAACGTAAACGTCGCCAATAATTTAATCTCCACCTCCAACGCGCGCGGGGTTTATTTTTTGTCGACCGGCGCGAGTTCAATCATCCAAAATTTGACCGGCGGCAACAACGTAATTGACGCCGCGACATACGGTATTGTGTTTAACGACACGGTTGGGGACATCCAAAACATTCGTTTTGGGTATAACATCTACAAAACAGCGACGATCCCGTTTGAGGTGTTTAACGGCAAAAATTACATTTTCTTGGATGCTTCGGTTGCTGCGCCAGTTACAGTCACAAACAGCACTTACACGGTAACGGAACAAACCAACAAATTTATCTTTAACCGCGCGGGCACTGTAACCGTAACTTTGCCAGACCCAACAATCACGCTGGGCAACACGCTTTGGTTTAAGACAATTCAGGCTCAAACTGTTGTGTCAGCGTCGTC